GCTTGTGCTTGTGGAACATTACCCTTGCGTTTTCCTGATTTTCGAAATCGGTTACGCCAAGGTTACGACATTCTGTTTTCCAGCGTTCCAAATGAGCAACCGTAACCGTTTCGTTTCTGCCTATCGGCGAGTGCATTGGACGGCCTTCAGAAACCAATAGGTTGCTAAGTACGTTCAAAGCATCGGCTTGTTTTGCGGATATTTTTTGCTCTTTTTCCATCTCTTCTGGAGCGTCTGCATCGACACTTACGCATGTGGTTACAGGGTCGTTATCTTCGTCTTTTCCGATCTCCACGACCTTTAGATCGAAGTATCTTTCGAGGCCATCTTCACCATCTCTTTGCTTTAGGAGGGACATTTTTCCTTCTTTTAACTGCACTTCTGTGTCGATGGCACCGAGTAAACTGCTATGTCCTCGCATCCCTTTTGCGGCATCTTTACCAACATGGTGGATGATGAGAACGAAGCAATTTAGTTCCTTCCAGATGGCGTCACAGTTGTTGACGAAGCTCATCATATCTTCTGGACTGTTCTCATTACCGCCAGCTAAGGCGCGGCTAAGGGTGTCAATAACAACCACTTTAACGCCTGTGTCTTTGAGGCTGCTAATGATAGAATTTGCGCCTTCTGCGTCCTTTCTAAGATCAAGAGAGATGGGTGAATAAACAAAGTTATCGCTTGCTGGCAGGGAATGATGCTCATGCCATGCTAAGACGCGATTTTGGAAGCGTGATCCTGATTCCATTGCTATGTAAGCAACCTTGGCTTGATTGGTCTTGTATCCCTTCCAGGGCTTACCAGTAGCAATATGCAAGGCAATATCGGCGGCGTTAAAGGTCTTACCGCTACCAGGGTCACCATAGAGACACCCAAGGCCCGTTTCTGGTATCCAGTGCTTAATTGTCCAGTTACCAGAGATTTGATACCCCATTTTGCTGGCTGGTATCCAATTGATAAGGGCTGGGGGCTTATCAACAGGCACCCCTAGAATGGTATCGATCTCAGCTTTGTTGGTGTCGGCAGCGTCCCAGCCCTCTGGCTTGTCTTCTGGTAGCTTAACTCTTGAGCAGTTGGCTCCGATAGCACCGAGGTACGACCACATCTTAGCCACCCATTGATCTTCGTCAGGTCCGACATCAGGCCAGAGGATCACGTTCTTACCGTTTAATGGCGTTAAGTCGGTGAGATCGATCCTGGCGTTAATGCCTCCCATCAGGGTTGTGGCAGTATGACCGGCGTCCATGATGGCTTCGGCTGTCTTCTCACCTTCACATAGAACGACATAGCCGTCGTCATAGGCGTGGATGCCTGGAAGATTGTATAACGGTCGAACCTCTGGGAAGGCGTGTTTCTGTGCGACCGAATCGAAGGGTCTAAACTCTTTCTTGGGCTTGCCCTTGCTGTTCGTCTCCTTCAAGTCAAAGCGGCTGACAGTGGCTATGATGTCGCCATCAACGTCCCGGTAGAACCAAGTCTTAGATGCTGGGCCGAGATCAGTGGCTTGTTGTGGCTTGCCCTTTGGGTGGTATTGCTTGACCTCTGCCACCCCGACAAAGTCTGCTAGTTCTTTACAGGCTTCGCCAAAGTCGCCTTGGCCCATGCCCATGATCTGCATATACAGATCGATGAGGTTGTTGCCCCCATCACCCGTTGCGAAGTCATGGAAGCACCCAGCCTTTGGCCCTTCGATCTCAATGGTCAGGCTTTTACCGGGTGCGTTGGAGATGTCGCCAACGTATGCAGTTTTCTTGAGGACGTAGGCGTTGCCTAAGAATCTTCCAACGAAGTCATAGGCTTTGTCTGCCAGCTTCTTCTTTAATATCTCGGGGTCTGTGAACACCTCCTGGGCTTGTTCTTGTATCCAGGCTTGGAGTTCTGTTTGTGTCATAGCAGCGTTGAGGTTTGGCTTTAGTGGCGTGACCTCGCAGCCTTGGCGGTCTTGTGGTTTCTGGGCGTTCTTGGCCCAATCTGGAATATCAGTCATCCCAACACCTTTTCTGGTAAGCGCACCATTTACACTTGAAGAAATCTGGTGAATTAAACGACCTTGGGTACTGATAATCAGCTTTGGTATCAGTAATAATTCTGTAGGCTCGCTCCGTCATCTCTTGGGCTAATTCAGCGTCATATTCCACCATCTCCCAATAGATTTCTTGGGTATCGCTATTTCTAGCGCAGAACACTGCCGGGTACTCGGTTAGCTGTAGGTGACACTGGTAGAGGGCTACTTGTGCAGCATATACTGGATTGGCTTCCTCTAGGGGTTTAGACTTATGTTTATTAAAGCTCTTGTTGCCAAGGTTTTTATGCTCCCACAAACATGGGGTGCCGAGCCAATCAGGTCCACCAACAATAACCCCATCGATGTGGCCCTTGAACTGATCGTCAAACAGTGCGAACCCGAACTGCCCACCGTTTGCCTTGTGGGTCTTTAGATCAAACCCTGCGCCCTTCATCAGGTCGGCGGTGTGGTCCTCGAAGTAATGCCCCCCGGCGAACTTGCGGAGGGTGATGCCGTTAAAGTGCTTGTCGGCATCCTTCTCGGTTTTCTGGTAGGCGTATTGAACTTGCCGTTCACACTCCTGACCGATCTCAGACACCCCGAGATAGTTGCGTGGGTTGCCGCTGTTCCTGGCTTCGTTCTCTGCCACACAAGCTACATCGATGGCATCGTTGAACGCTTGGCAGACGTTGAAGGGAAGGTCTTTGGTTTCGTATGCCCAGTGATCTGAGCCGCTGTTGAAGTCAGGACACATATCGTTCCCCTTCTAGAGATGTCATAGATGAAATTGGAATCTTGATTACAGGCTGCATATCAGCGCCACGCCCCCGGTCTGTGCGACCAGCGACTCTGTTTTTGGTGGGGTCGATCTCGCTAAGATCAACCCACATTATTTTGTCCGTGAATCCAACAATGAATAGAGACGGGACTTCTAAACCAAACCCCACAAACGTCAGCGACATCCATTTTTGGACGTTTAAAAAAACGTCATCGAAGTCGTCATGTTTCCTGTTGCGGCGTTCTTTATACTCAGCCACAGCGACCAACTTGCTGCCCTTATGTATTGTCCAATCGATAGGTGAGAAGCTTCCAAATTGTCTGAATGTACACCCCCAAGCATCGCCTAAAATCTCCATTGCCGTTTTCTCGGCTTTAATGCTTCTTGCGTCTTCAAGCATCTTTAAGCCTCCCGTAGAATATTGTCTTATGGTAAATAGGCATGAACAAATACCATGCGCTATTTTCCATACCGCCAGAGCCAAACCATTTAACCCTGCCAACGCTGACGACCTTGGCGCATCTGTCCATATGCGGAGCCATGCGCTTGTTATGCATCATATCGGCAGGGAGAAGGAGCCAAGCCTTAGCATGGGCTGTCAGCGCAGGGATAAGCTCGTTTAAAATGCTCCAGGTGTATGGTGGGTTGGTGATGAACATTTCGCCTTGGCAGGAATAGATGTTGAGAGCGTCGCCCTCTTCGACGTTATGATGCCTTGGCTCGACATCGAAGGCATGGACGCATTTGGCACCGGCCTCTTCCAGGTGGTCAACCAACGCACCATCACCGGCACAAGGCTCAACGAACTTAACGCCCAGATGCAAGTGCGGCAGGAGCGCATCAATTGCGTGTTTGGGGGTTGGGTAGAAGTCTTTTTCTACTCGGGTCTTGTTGGATCGTTTACCCATATCTCCCCCCTAAAATGGAATTTCATCGTCAAGGATGGCAGGATCAATGACCGTGTCTGCCAACAGTGCGGCGTTGTAGCCTGTCACTGCACCTTCGATGATGGTTAGAATCTGTTCCTTCGTCATATCTGCGAAGGACTTGGTGAAACCAATCTCGCCTACAATCTCAGCTACTGGTTTAATGGCCCCTTCCAGGGCGCGTTGTTCGTGTGGTTGTTTGTCGATCATATTGGGCCTAAAGCCTCCTTTATCATCGCTTCAACATCTTCACCGTAGGTCTGGGCTTGTCCTGCCCTCGCTACGATCCAGCCGCTAATGGCGGCGGCAGCTAATCTCTCCATGTCCTTCATCTTTAGGACTGTCAGGGGATGCCGGGGGTTGCCTTTACAAAAGTCTTCCCAGATCATCTGCCCCATTGCCTTCGCTGCTTCTGTTGTCGCTTCTCGCTGCAATTTGTCATCTAAGGAAACCGGGGGCTTCGCAGCCCCCTTCTTCCTGCGCGTTACCCGTTTGCCCATGCCGGGACATTAGGCTGTTGTGCGGGTGCAGCTTGGGGCGCTGCCTGTGGCATTGCTTGCTGGGCTTGTTGAACGACCTGTGCGGCGGCTTGCCCCACTGGCTGCATTCCACCACCCATATGCTGTGCGTATTCGCCCATGTCAGGCGTGACAACAATCTTGATCTGGTTCTTGTCGTCATACTGCGGGTCTTTGGATACTTCGACGCCAAGCTTACAGACAAAAGACATTCCGTTGATCTCAATCCAGGGGATGTCACGCGCAGCCTTTGCGTTGTCGGATTCGTCAGATGGCATGATGCCCCGAGAAGATTCCACCATCGCCCTAAGCTTGGCGTTGGTGATGTTCATGGTCTTGATGTTCTTTTCCGTCTGGTCTGGGTGGAACCACATCATGTTCTGCCAGAACTTACGCTTGTCGTATTGACCGCCAACAATGGTGAACTCCGCAGAGATGTACTGCCAAGGGCTGGCCTTGCTTTGTGTCATCCAGCCTTCTTCACCGGCTGAACCGGGTCGGATCGTCATTACCACCTTCACGATGGTGTTTTCGGGGATCAGGTTTGGACCTGAGTTGTCGAATTGCGTTGCCGCAGTGTTAAAATTAACCATAGTAGTGTCGCTCCTATTGCGCTGCTTGTTCAGTGGGGGTCGGGGCTGGGACGGGTAGAGTGGAATCAATGCGTCCTGGCCCTTGTTTATCTTGAGATAACGGCTGTTTGATTTTGTCCATCAACTTGCCGAGGTGAGGTTCTTCGATGACTTCCAGGCGACCAGAGCGGTCTTTAGCTGGGAAGCCGAACTGGTTGATCGACTGACAGACCAATGCCCTGCCTGTCGTCTTTTCGTCGAAGGCGACTTCTGCCAGCGTCAGTACTTCATCAACGATGCCTGGAAGCTCCAAGCCTGTCTTAGCGCCTTCGATCTGAAGGGTGAAGTTGGTCCTGCCGTAGTCGTCCACCTTTTCGTCCAGGATGCCGACGAACCAGACGTTCTTGTTCCTGGTGTGCTGGAGGTGGGTCAGCCACTTGATCATCTCCCGACCATGTAGACCGTAGGCTGATCTGGTGTCAGGGTTGCCGTTCTTAGCTATGCACTCGGGCTGTTGCTCTGCCCATGTGAAACAAAGACGACCAGCGACCGTGATGCTGTCGATGAAAATAGTCTGGTACTTATCCAGGGCTGATGGCTGACCGTACTTCTCGCAGACGGCGTTGTAATGCGCCTGAGAATAGTAGGCTGTGTCTGGCAGGGCTGGGTTTGGCCCACCAATGAAAACCGCAAAGTCGCGGCATTCGTCCCAAGTGCGTGGGCGAATCGTATCACCCTGCCAACCTTCAACAGCTAGACCACCGGCTTCCATGTCGAAGAACAGAGTCGTTGCTGCGTCGAGGGTCCAGAGAAGGCTCGTCTTGCCAATGCCTGACTTGCCGCCAATGACGCCATTAACGCCGGTGAACTCCGCAGCGCGATCCGCTGCCGTGATGATATTAAGCATCGAACTTGCCCTCCAGCTTGTAGGTTGCCTTGCCGGTGGAAACCGTCCTGGCGTCCATCAGCTTCTCCTGAAGCATGGGTGTGGCTGCGGAGAACTTCTTTTCCTCCACTTTGTAGGTCACCTTCGCAAAATGCGCGGCTTCTTCCCGGTCCATTGAGTTGAATACCTGGACAAGCTTGCCTTGGTCCCAATCTACTTTCTTGGGGAGGTTCGCTTTGATTGCACAAAGTCCGTCCTGGATCGTGACCGATCCGGTGTCCTTGCCATCAGCATGACGGGCTGCGTTGGCAGCGTCCTCATACTTGGAGCCAAGCCCTGCTTCCAGGTTGCGTTGGCAGAGCGTGACAATAGCCTTCGCGCTGGCAAGCTCTTCTTGCAGATCAAGCAGTACGTCAGGCGGCAAGTCTGCCACCTCCTGCGGTGTCATCTCTGCGAGTTGTTGGAAAGAAATAATCATCACTTTTATCTCCAT